ATAAAATGCATGTATAATTTTTATTCATATTTATATTTATGTTATGTAACATATATGCTTATGAACCGAGTAAAATCGGTCACGGCGTCACTATGGTAAAATAATATATATATAGAAAACTTTTTCACGTACATGCGAACAAAAAGATTTATAGTTTTTCATATAGGGTTGACAACCCCATATGTGATGGAGTTTTCACAAAACTCCATATGTTTGATGACAAAATAATAATTATTTGATGCAGTTTATTAAAAGATCTAAGATTGAATTGTGATTCTATTTTAAACTTTATATGGACTAACACGGATACGAGATTTATCTCGAAGGTATCTCTGGACATCGTATAAAACGGAGAGTAGAATCTTCTGATAAGGACTACTGGCCTCAATACAATGTATCACGAGCGTTGTATTGTTGTATCTCAACCATCACACCACTACTAGTGACTAGTAGAGTAGTAAAACAGTTTCGACTGAAGGCTGTGATTTTTCTTTTGTGGCGCGGGTTTATACACTCGTAAAACAGGCTTGTTTCTTTTGGAAGCAAATGGGCCATCCCATGTTATGTCATACCAGAGTAGGCTAACGTACGGTGCTTGCACACTACTAGCTAATACCATCGGATCTTGTATTTAAGTACCTGAGGATTGAGTGTCGTTGGAAACGATACGAGCTCAATCATAACAGACTAGTAAATATTTGATGCCTGTATTAGCATACCGAAAGCGTAACCAAATGACCAATCATGGATCAATGTGAAATATGAACGATAATACAAAACTAAACAAAGAAATAGAAAACAATATGAACGTAAACAAACTGATAAAACAATTAGGAAGAGAATATAATAGGATATATGGAAAAGATATACCAGGTTTTCAATATTATAATTATGCCAATACATCAATGTTTGTGTGTTTTATGTCAAGAGGAATCTTGATGCAAGTGCATAAACGTAATTTCATTTTTTACAGTAATAAGTATCTAGGTCATCCCGTTCTTAACGTAAAAGTTAAGGAATACAGAGACAATAAAGTTTTGATAGTTTCTGAGAAGAAACCTTTTTTAGCACAATTAGGATATGCAGCAATAAAAAATTTTTTCAATAATACCTTAATGGAACCTTTTGTTTTGTTATCAAAAGCCAAAACTATCATTAATAAAGCTACGTCTGAATTCGGAAAATTGTTATTGATAGATTTACTCGCAATGCTAACGCATTTGCGTGACGGTTATTTTAGTTTTGGTAAGATAGCAGCAGTTTTAATGAATATATATACAATACATAAAAGATATATGATTTTATTTAAGGACGAATTTAACGCACCCCAGGTGAATGATTTTTCACCTCAGGCTGGTGCATCTGTCACAGAATTATTGTTAGGTTTTACAGCTTTAGGCTTACCAACCAAAGTGTTAGATGCTATTCGAACTTTTACCGCATTGACAGGTAAACGTATATTTGAATCGGATGCATTTATAGAATCAGCTAAATTTATGTTTGAATCTCTTATAACTTTGATTGAGTGGATAGCTAAACCGCTACCAAATGTAGTTTTATTGAGTCCCGCTTTAACGCAGGAGATGGTATCCTTTGTTAAACGCATGGGTTCATCATTATTTTTACATTCCGATATAACACAAATATGCAATATATACAGTAAATATGTAGGTAATCCACAGATACTGTTCGATCCTACATTTAGACAGGATGTTATGGCTTTGTATAATCAATTGAAGCAAAATGCAGATTTTATTGATTATGTGACCAATGGAAATAATAAGTATTTCCAGACAACATGGAAATTATTTGAAGATAATGTTATTAAGAGTTGCAATGCTTTTGATACGTCAGGTAGGAATGAACCCGTTTGTTTTGTCTTTGAAGGCGAAGCAGGCTCGGGAAAGAGTCAACTTATGAATGCTTTCGTTTCTTTGTTGCGCGAAGCAGGAATGACGACTATTTGTCATTCTGTGCCAGCAGCAGAAGACGGAAAAGATTTTTATGATGATTATGAAAATCAAGAGGTTTTTGTTATGGATGATGTAGGACAACAAGGAAAATCACAATGGAGGTATTTGATTAATTATGTGTCACCTGTAAAATATCCCTTGCCGTGTGCTACCGCAAGTAAAAAGAATACGAAATTTTTTAACTCCAAAGTTGTCTTATGTACTACCAATCACTTTACAGATTTAGGAGGGTTTACATCATCCGACTGTATAAGTGAACCAGAGGCTTTATATAGGAGAGCTCACGTTATTAAAGTTAAAAGAGGTGTATCCGATCATTTCTCACAAGTCTTGGAATATATGAAATTCGACCACATAAATTCCAAGAAATGGGAGAACAAGTTTATTAATCATACAGCTGTGGATGTACCGCCAGATGTGACTGTCAATTTTTCATCAGAAGAATTGCGAGATGCTAAAGGATTGAGGACACTAACGTGGTTGTATAAGTTATTTAAACATGTATGTAGAGCTGAGGAAATGAATAATTCTCACATGGCTTTGAGTCAAGGTGATTTGTTGAGTGTACTAAACTGTGTTGAAGATGAGAGTGTTATTTTACGTGATGAATATCAAGATGCTATCGAGGGTGAAGAATGGAGAGCTGAAAGCTTTGATTTTTCACGATTTATAAAAAATATTGCTTTTGCAACAATAGATAAAGTAATAGATATTTCTATGGTTACTTCCGAATTTTTGCGTTTTTATTATGATAAATTAACAGAGCAATTTCAAAAATATACAGCTATGTTGAGTAGTTGTATAGCAGAATTTTTCAATGATGATGTTATAACAGTATGGATTAAAACACATAGTCACATATTCCTAGCAGTTTTAGGATGTGCGATTATAGGAGCTATGTTACCGAGTTACTCTGATGTTGTATTGGATACTTCTCCTGTTTTTGGAGAAGCCAATATAAAAATCAAAGATAATGAAAGTTTGGCTAGCAGATTGAAGAAAGAACAGTTTTTTGGACCACAAGCAGATAATTTGGAAAATGAATACAGAACATGGATTAAAACTATAAGGAAAGGATGTAAGACCATAATTGTAAAAGGAGAAAAAGGAGATAAAGATGAACATTCTCAATGCGTGGTTAGCGGAAAAAGGATAATGTTACCAGCACATATGGATATTGGCAACAAATTTGTTGATATTTATAGCACCTGGGAGCATTATGTGAATAAGCATGTAGAAATAGAAAACGTTCAATTACGCAAGATAAAGAGTTTTTTAACAACTGATGTAGCCATATATGAGATCATTGGAACGGTACCGTTGTACAAGTTAAATCACGCATTGTTTGCTGGAGGTGCCACTAATAGTAGTAATTGGTTCTTAATTAATTCAACCGGAGATTTTCCTGTTTCATTTGATATAGATGTTATGAGAAATACTGATAAGGTAGCGTATTCAACTGTTTCTGGTAAGTGGCAACACTTACCGCAAACTGGTTTTTATACACCCTATTCAGCCGCAGGAGGTTGTGGAACTGTTTTAGCAGCACCTGGTGCTGGTATAATAGGTTTCCATGTTGCAGGTTCTTCTGATCTTGGATTTTGTGTACAACCATCCAAAATGGTTATGGAAGAGATAAGAAATTTGATGTTGAGTAGCCCATGTGCTACTAATTTTGATTTAGATGAGAAGATAATACCCGGTTTTTCAGGAGTGAGAGTAAGATATGAAAATGCAATAGAGCAATCAAGAGCAGTAGGAGAAACTAGTTTTGTTAGAAGCGTATTACATAAAAATGGATGTGAGGAGATGGCACAATTGATCCATGAAGTGCAGACAAGTAGTGAAAATTATACGTCTATCCCATGTGAATCAATTGACACCAAGTCACCCCCGAATTTTAAATCGCAAGGTACACCGGCCAAAACATTGAAACATTTATCACAAAAAACATTTGTACGCCAAGGTAGAGTTACTCAAGATGAGATAGATTTTATAAAGAAATATTTACGAACATTATTTGTTAAGTTTGATGATTTAGAGGACCATGAAGTAGCTTTTGGTGGAAAATACGTACCTCCGCTCAATAAGGATTCTAGTAATGGATATCATTGTATGAGTGGTAAAGATAAATATTTTGATTTTGAGAATAAGATAATTAAAGATGAAATGCATGAATTAGCAGCAGCTATAGAGAAAGAAGCAAGGAATGAGATATATAATTATGATCATTTTATGTGTAAAGAAGTATTTAAAGATGAATTGAGATCGTCAGCAAAAGTGGATACGCCTAGAACATTCAGAGTTATGCCTCTAGGTCATATTTGGTGGACGAAGAAAATTTTTGGACAATTATTAAAACATTTTAAAGATACTCGCCACGAGACTGGCATTAGTGTAGGGTATAATCCGTACCTTGATGCTGATCTCCTAGCAAAGAAATTAATACAGTGTGTAGAAACTGGTGATGCAGATTTTAAAGAGTGGGATGGTAAGACTTTAGGGATATTTATAAGAATTATAATTGAAGTTATGAAAGAATTTTACGTAGGTAAATACCCACATATGATAGATTGGTTATCCAATACTATTGCTAATTCTTTTGTATTGGTTAATGATGAGATATGGGCAACCACACATGGGTTGCCATCGGGAACATGGTTAACTCTACTACTCAATTGTTTGATTAATAAAAATTTAACAGCTTTGGTTATTTATAGGAATAAAGAAGATGCAAGTGTAGAAGATGTATGGAAAGTTATAGATTATGTCACTGGTGATGATAAAATAATGGGCACGAATTCAGATATGGCACCATATTTCAATCTTGAAAAAGTTAGAGATGTGGCAGAATCCTTGGGTATGAAATGTACTAATGGTGATAAAACTATTATTACAAGACCTACCCAAGAGTTTGATAAGTTAACGTATGTGAAAAGACATTTTCGTCAACATCCCGTTTTGAAGCGTTATGTAGGGTGTCTTTCGTTAGATACCATATTTAATACTTTGCAGTGGGTTGATTCAACGAAGAATGTTCATGAAGCAATGATTGGTAAAATGCGATCTATGCAAATAGAATCTTATTTGCATTCACCTAATTTATATAGACAATTAACTAAAATTTTTGAAAATAAATATCCGTTTGAAGCGTTTTTTAGTGAGAATAAAGTTATTAATATACTCAATACTCCAGAGGGGTATGATGAAGTTATTAATATGCAAGGTAAGAATTTTTCTTTTTAAATCAATGAATAATATGGCAGAGAAAACTGCCTTAACAAATCCTTGTTGATCAGGGTTGCAACCTATAGCTCACTTAATAATTATATGGTTATGCAATAGAAGGATAACGATACTTCTAGCCATGATTATAAGTGTTTTCTTTCGTTATATCACTGGATAACAAAACAGTGATTGAAAATTTTATTTTGTTACACAGCTTGAAAATATTGATAAGAATTTTAAACAAATTTCAAATAGTGATTTTGACATCACTTCTCAAAATATGACAACAACAGTGGCTTCTGTTACTACTCGTGAAATACAAGAAATTGATTCACCTTTTAACGACCTATTTATGACAGTGGATATACCTGATGCATATCGAGTAGATGCTAAATCATTTATAGAGAGGCCCTTTTTCGTAGACGAAGTTATTTTCCCAGATTCAGCCGCTAGATATACTTTATTGACTAGTACTGTGCGATTTCTTCCAGGAGATATAGCACGTAGTAATAGTTCAATTTTGAATATGTTTAAGATGGCTGCTTATGGTAGACCTGATTTGATTATCAATGTGTCTATGGCAGGCACTATTACTCATGCCGGATGTGTTTTAGTTGGTGTTTTACCACCTTTCCCAGCATATCCCACATTAGTGAATCCTAAGAATGTATCTTTAATTAATACCATTTTATCAGGACCGCATGCTTTTTTACACGCAAATGAAGCTACTTCAGTTGCGATACCAGTTCCCTGGTATTGTAATACTGATTTAGCCACAACAGATATGGAACAAACACAAGGTTATGATACAACATTAGATATTACTGTTACGAATGGTAATTACGCAACATTGGTGTATTTGGTCTTGAATCCTCTATCGCCGTCCACAGGTTCTTCTAAATCCTTGCGGATTATAGTTGAAGCTTGTTTTAAGAATTTTGATTTGGCTGTTCCAACGCCTAGATTTGTTACATGGTCTGCTCAGAGTGGACGTTCATGTTTTAACCCTAATTATGAAGATTTTGATAAATTAGCTGTACAGTATGGAATAGAAGAATGGGTTAATGCGCCGCCCGTGAAGAAGCGTCGTTTATACCATAGAGTTAAGAAATATGCCCCTTATGTAGGAGGTGCTGCTACGATCATGACAATTTTGCTCAGAGTTGGGTTTGCTTGTTTAGCAGGAGAAGATCCCCTGCCAATTGATTTTATACTAAAAGATCCCAGTTGGGAACCTCAAGCAGGTATCATTAGTGGTGTTATGAATATGGCTACTGGTTTGTTAGATAGCGCTGCCAATGGGTTGAAAACCGTTGCGACTGATGCTATTGATGTAGGGAGAGGCTTTGTTAGGGAGTATACAGGATTGCATAATCCCAACGTACCCCAAGTGCAAGAGAGAGTCATAACCACAGCTACTAATTTTGTCAACAATACCGATGTCCCACAGTTTTTTGAGAAATTGGATCCATTTGTGAAGTTCAATAGGATAGTAAAGGAACCAATATTTGGCAGCAATGTCGATGAAATGGCTATAACCAATATTGTTACTAAGAAACAACTTATAGGATCATTTAAAGTGGATGTAAACGATAGTGTTGGAACGATGAAATGGGCTCGTCCTATTTCACCTTTCCAAGGAGGGAACGGGGTTGTAAATCCAGATGATTCGATCACTTGTTATAATAATTTAGAATTAATGCATAGTTTTAGTAGAGGTTGGAGAGGACCAATGAAATTGACTATACAGTCAGTAATGAACAATAAACAACAATGCAAATTGAAAGTAGTTAAAATGTATAATCCATCTGTAAAAATAACATCACAATATCCTGTTTATCAATCTGTAGTTAATGCACCAACGCATTTACTCGAATTTACACAAGGTGGGCAAGAACATGAGGTATCCTTACCTTATTTATGTCGTAATGACATTACCCCTTGTGCAACAAATATGGATACTGAAGCACTGTTTCATGGTATTTACTACATATACGTAGCACAACCATTAGTTATATCAGATTCTTCTCCTTCGTCTATTGAATTTAATATTTATTTAGCGGGGGAGCCGGATTTGACTTTCTATGGTTACACAACAGCAACTACGTATCATAGTAGTTATGGCGTACTACCTCAACCTGGCAGTAAAGAACTAACTGTCACGAACAAATTGGGCAATGCAATATCACGAAAACCTTTCGTATCAGTCACTCGTTTCCAACCTAATATTGCTTTTTACAAGTATGCATTAGACATGGACACGACTATGACTGCCATATATGTCAGTTCTTCTAAGATTAAAGAAAAAGATAAGTCAAAATGGACAGAATTACAACGTAATGATTATGAAGCATATAAAAAATCTAACATGGATGCGTATAAGAACATAGTTGATAACTACAATAACGTTAAAGAATTGTTTGGCCAAGATCGTCTGAACCACGTTATTAAGAATTGGAAATTTGATACATCGCATAAGTGTATAGAAGTTGAAGTTAGCAAATTAAAGACACACGAGATTATAAAATTGAAGAAGATTATGTTGGTGCATGAGCATGATAACTTTGTTCCACAGAGTGGGACAGTTAAAGTTATGAATGAACCGCAAGAACAATCGCACACAACACGCGTAGATGAAAAACAGTCCAATTTAACACATATGACACGTCTGATGCCTACTTTAGATATAAGACATTTTCTACGTCGTATGTATAAGTCACAAGTTTATGAATCAACAATAGACCCGGTTTCTACAAACAATGTATTTCTACCTTTGTCAACCTTTTTAGGCGAAGATCCTTCTTTATGGAATTACACTCCGATTGAAACATTCAGTCGTATGTATTATGGCAAATCACCGGGATTTAAGTTTAGAGTTATGATCACTATCACCAATGTAACTCCAGAGACTATATCAGAAATAGATTTATTAAATTTACGTGTTTATTATGTACCTCAAAATTTAAATGCTCTAGTTAATACCAAAGTGATAGCAGCTGCTACACCAAATCCGAACTCATTTACATCACCATTCAATCCATCGGATGGAATTCCCTTACCTTTCCAAATAATTGGTAAAGAATCCAATAGAGCACATGTAGTTTACGAATTCACAGTACCTGACACATCTTTTTACAAATTCATGGGAGGTCCAAATAAATTTTATAATTTTTCTGGCACTAGTTCTCCCCCATCGTTAGCTCAATCAGATTTCGGCACGATAGCTTTACAATTTACAAATTTATCCAAAACTCAACCTGCTCATTTCACTTCAGAATTATTCGTCGGTTTGACGGATGAAACACGTTTTGGATATCACACCATGGCCCCTCCTTTCGTAGTTTACAAAGCAGGCGCGACATATAATGGCACTAACACATCTAATAATGCCCCAGCTACGGCTACTAGGAATCCTTTTGTTTACAGAGGAGGTTTCTTATAACCTTAGTTTTCAAACCCAGTATTAGGGTCAATTAATACAGTTTAGTACGCTAAGATACCACACCTGCTTAGGGGGGTGTATAAATATACCCTTTGCAGGCAATGCCGCA